GGTATCAAACTGCAACGCCTTTGAAAGCGCTTCGTCTATATTAGCAAAGTAAAATTTAAGCACATTATCTTTTTGTGCTTCGTAAACAGCGCTGTAGGTTATTGGTGGTTGTGGTAAAGCTGGCGCATGAAATAACTTATTGGTATTCCGTATCTTTGTAGCCATTACTAGCCTCGTCTACCGTCTGGACGCATGTTTAGTCGTAACGTACCCAATTGCCATTTTACCCCTAAAGTATTTGATTCTACCTTTACAGCTATTTGCCTGCCACGAACACGTACGTCTAATTGTTTTGTATACTGATCTACGGAATTTGTTGTTACCACCGGACCATCACTGTTACCCCCCTCAGACAAGGGGTCATTATTAGCAGCGCCAGACTCACTAGCTCCCAATATAGATAACGTAGTGGATATATCGCCATCAGAAGCAGAACCCAAAAATTGAATGTCTGGTATGATCCTATCTACAAAAGTAAAACTATTGCCCGACTCTATGCCAAACTGGCCAGATGTTATAAAAGCAGTTATGGGTGTAGTATTAGCATCTTGGTTATTATCTAGTCCGTTCTCATGCTCTACCAAGTTATAACTTTCAGTAGCCGCTAAAGGGAAATCGTTTATTGTAGAATCTAACCAAGCACTACGATCTAAAGTGCCGTAATACCAAATATCTTCTAAGTAGTTATAAACTACATACTTATTAGGAGCAACACGTTCCTCAGAACAATAGAACCACCACACTTCATGGTACTCTTCTAAAGTACCCGCGAATACCTGACCATATTGACCTTGTTCTAAATCATCAAATATATATTTTCTTACATCACATCTTAAAGGCTGTACTGTACCATCGTACTTATAAAACTTTTCTTTGCCCATCCAGTACGTTACTCCGTTGGCGTATGCAGCGGCCTTCGATGAAGCTACTGATATGTTCGACCCAACCAACTGAGAACCCCATACTATGGGAGCACCAACATACTGTAACGAATATACAGAAGAATCGGTGAAAACCAATATTTCTTGTCGTGACTGGATTGCAGTCATTATTTTTGTGCCTTGGGATAACTGCAAGTCTCCTGCTTGGTTAGTTGAACGTGGTCGCCAGTCAAACATATCTTCTTGATCTGACCAACGTATTAACATTGGATTTTTTGTTTCCGTGTCGTCACCAAAAGCATTACAACCAAAACAAAATACAAATCTACTAGCATCTGATACTAATAACATATCTTGTACGACAGGAACCTCTGCAGAGACTTCATACTGCGCAGTAACCGAACCACCCCCACCAGTGCCAGTAGAATTAGCGTTTGTTCCTCCAGTTATAGTAAAGGTGTTAGCTGCAGAATCTACCGTCTGTATCTTAAACCTACCATCAAGATTTATATTGTTTACTGTGCCTGCATTTGCAAATGTGACATGTTGTCCCGATTCGTACACTCTACTTAACGTAGCGTCTGTCACTGTAACTGTAGGAGACGTGTTCACCGTAGCGAAAGGGTTTGAAGCTAGCGACACGGCTGCTCCGTTATTTACATTTTTAACCGCTTGTAATCGAGTGGCTGTTTTATTCGCATCATCAAAAGTTACTGATCCTGTATCCCAATAATATAACTCTCCACCACGCGGTCCTACTATAAGATCTTCACCGAAGTTTGCTTGGTTCCACGTACGTAAGTCTTCTGCACCACCAGCACCTTGGTTAAAGCCTCCAGCATTCCACGATAATGAACTCCAACCTTGTGTAGGAATTACTAAAGATGGCCCTACATTTAGTTGATATGTAGCAACTACTGAACCACCGCCACCCGCAGAAACAGTGCTTGTAGCCGTAGTCGCCACTGCAACTGTATATTTACTCGTACTAACTATTTCTGTTATGACATGCTCTTTGTTTATATCTGTGTGTGGTATGCCACCTACATTACCACTAGGCACTCCAGATATAGTTACATAGCTACCCAAAGTAGCTCCATGACTAGCATGGGTTATTTCTATAGTAGTAGAGCCGTCGGTGGTTTTTATAGGGTTATCTAAGTTACCACTAGTAAGTCTTATAGGTGTAATGTCGTAGTATACTCCTGCAAACTCTGCATAAAACTTTACATTTGTCCCAACGCCCGTATAAACATTAGAATCCAAATCTACCCATTGGAATATTGATCTACAGACCCCTGTAAATGTTTCATCGCTAATCTTTCTCCAACCACCAATCTTCTCAGCATAGCCTTTACGAAAACGCACTTTGTCGCCGTCGTGCCAACCAGCCTCATTAGTGTACTTGGTTATTTCACGATTTATACCCGGGTTAAATTCAAGTTTGCTTAATGGCATATTAGTATTTCCAAGCTACTGGGGTAGTCTCCCGCGTGTCTACATGCACAAAACCTTTAGCAACACCAATACCATTGAAACCCATGATAGAAGCATTACGTATAATAGCCATACGCTGCGCACCACCCACTACCTTTATGTCAGCAGCAATGCCTTGACTGTGTGTGCCCGGCCTTACTTTTTTAGCTTCAATGCTGTGGTTAGGCGATCTGTACCCACTAGTTATGATAAACGGAAACCCACACACCTCACGCAGTGCATCAAGTTTCTGTAAGAAGTCAGGACACATCTCATTCTCACCAGTTTCCTGACAATTAAAATCTTCTACTTTAAAATACTTTAGACTCATTTTTTTAGACTCATTAGTTTAGATACACCTTTAATACCAAAGCTAGAACTTATTGCAATAAACAATAAATATTGGTACCACTCAGGCAAACCAGATAACGCTACAAAACCTTGCTCTACACGATCTATAACAGTTAAATCATTTACCACTATAGCATACCCTACCATAAACACGGGTAGCGCTAATACAACCGTCCAAAATTCGTCTTTCCAGCTATGGGCAGAAGCATCAGCCATCTTAGCTTCCCATTCACCGTCATTCTCAATTACTTTAATTTTAGCCTTGTGTTTGGCTTGCTTCTCTTCGGCTTTGTTTTTTAGATACCCACCAGCTATATTAGCTATAGGGCCTATTAGATGTTGTAACATATATACCTCACTTTAATGGGTTGTATAATTCGTCCATACCGTCCCATAAATCTTGTATTTCACGTTTTAAGACCTTTATCTCACCTTCAAAGCCTTCTACGTCTTTAACAACTAACTCTGCTTTTTTAACAATAGTTTGCATTTCTGTTACTGACTTTTCTACATCAGTAACTTGTTTCTGTATTAGTAACAAACCAGCTTGTTGGTCTTTAATAACTACTAAGTTAGTACCTAATTCCGCTAGTTTACCCTGTAATTTAGATACATCGTTAGCAGTAAGTTCTTGCTCAATAAGTAATATTTTCTCTTCTAACGGCACTATATCAGGTACTTGTATAGCTTCAACCGCTTCTAGACGCGAGTATAGGCTACTAGCAGTCCATACACCACCACCAATAGTAGAACCAATAGCTAATACTACAGCAATCCAAGCGCCTTTAAACGTCTGACCACCGATCTTTAGTTCGCTATCCTCAATACTCACTACAGTCTTCTCCATACATGAAGCAACTATAACCTTGTGCTGTAGGGCCTGTTAAGTAGTATTCAGCCTCACTACCTGTAGCTAATACATCCGCTTCTGATACGTATAAGTCTAAACCAAAGTTTGAACCATTTAGTAACACAGCAGTAGCATTATTGGTGTTTGCCCAACTCATTGAAACCCATTGATTGTTAACTGAATAAGATACAGTAGCTTGCTCTGCAGTAGTATTGTTGTTCTCAGCACCCTGCTCTAAGAAATCTACCGCCTCTTGGTTTTCGGCAACGGCAATGAATGCACTTGCATTATTGGCATGCGTCTCAATGTCATCTATAGACTGATTATATTCGGTAACTTCTTCTTGTGTGATAGTTAGAACTTCTTGATTAGCTGCTACAAACTCTTGTACTTCCGCTTCTTCATCCGGCGTAGCTGCAGTTTCAGCCATCTCCGCTACTTCTACAACCTGCACCATCTCAACAACTACTTCGGTAAATGTATCAATAGCGCTATCCATAAGCTCTAATTCTTGAGTGGCACGCTCATTAAGTACATCTTGTACAGACCCGTAAGGTAAGTACGTACTCATACCTGACAAAGCCATGTTATAGGCTTGAAGCTGCTCAGAAGTTATGTGAGCACTACCTGAAAGAGTACCATCAGACATGCTATGCCCGTGATAAGAGTATTCTTGTGCAGCACCTACTAACTTAATTCCTCTATCAATTTGATCTACAATAGCAGATGAGGTATCAATTAAGTTGTCTAACTCACTGGAGTGAGCTACGGAACCTAGCACTAATAGAGGTAATATCATCATCTTCTTCATAGTCAACGCTCTCTCCAATCTTTAAAATTTTATTATACCAATCTTTGGTCTTTTTAGTGTAGTCAGGAATGTAAGTTTCTGGATTTTGTTTCATTACCAAAAAAGCCCTTTTACCAACTATAAGTTTACCATTAGACAATATAGGACAGGGAGTTCCCGATATAAACATACTTTTCCATACATCAACTGACTGACACATCCTAGCTACAGCAGCTACTTTCATACCTAAATCTGATAATAATTTACTATCTCTACGGCGATCACAATTAGGATCAACTTCATAAGAACCACTAGATAACCCAACACCTACCGTCTGTAACGACCCGCCCGACCCTTTTAAACACGTATCCATGCCATTAGACATGTAACTAGGACTTATGGCGCTACCTACAGGCATTTCACTACTAGATCCCGCACCATTATATGTATTAGATACTGAATCATCCTGAGTAGTATTATTGCTAGACACCGTACTACCTTCACCATTATAGGTGTTTAAGCTACCATCCTGCGCATTATCAGCAAGGGCACTAACCGCGAACAACCACAAAAAGCTGAACTTAAATAAGTTTTTGACCAATTATATCTAGCCCCAAAATTAGTGGATACAGAAGCCATAATAAGCGTTCTATATTTTTAAACTTGTGCATACCCTGATCTAAACGCTTATCAACTGTATTTAGCTGGTACTGTATGTGTTCCATACGTAACGCGCATTCTTTCTCGTGAGAGTCTATTCTGTATAGTGCTTCTTTATTGTCGTCCATGATTATGATCTCGTCACGTTAGTTTGGTCTACTTGTAATACGTTAAATGTGTACTGGGCCTCGGTTGCTCCAATGCCTGCACTAACTTGCACACGCATCTCAACATTACCTGCACCACCAGAATCTGGCACTAGTTTTAATGTAGGTAAATTCTCTTGCTTCCTTACAATTAATGCACTACCTGAAGCGTTTATTGGTAGGTAATCCGATATAGTAAAGGTAACATTAAACGATTCAGTTGAATTATCGGGGTTAAACGGCATAGCTGTAACCCAAGTGCCAACACTCTCAAATGCGGAAGAACTTACGTACACTGTACCACCAGTGCTACTAAACAACCCCGTACCAGAAGCCCCATTGTCATAGACAATAGTTGTCTTATTTGTAGCGTCATCATAAGTGGCATTTTGGATTGGCTTTTTACTAGCGCCATCCGCTGCATCATCTAAATAACTAAAAGAATCTATTTTATTTGTCTGATCCCCAGCTACCTTTATTAAGTACCAATACGAATCCCCGCCGCCTTGTTTTGCATCTGCATCAGTAACTGCGCCAATGCTTGTACCTGTAGCCCCGGCTGACTTGCGTTGCACACGTACAGCTACAGTGGCTAGCACTGGTATAGAGTGTGTGCCCGAACGAGCTAGAGTACCTGATATAGCAAGATCTAATTCTTGGAACACTGTACTGCTAGTACCATACAAATCAAAAGTGGCTACTGTCTCAGTCCCATCCTCAGCCACGGCAATAGATGGGGGTTGCGTACCAGATAGAGACCCTCCACTACCCCACGGATATATTCTTTCAGAGCGCTTAAAATTACCAATAGTACCTACTAAAGTTCTAACCGCTTTGTTGGTAGCTACCTTTGTATCAGTGTTTGAACCAAAACAGTCAGTAATAATACTATCAACAGTAGCGCCACTACTTAACACTAAACTATTAATTTTGGCCACCGCAGCCTCAAGATCAGCATTATAAGTATTCTGCTCTACGACGTTAGTGCCGTCGCACATTAAATTTGCTTTCTTACCATTCGTTACCGCTATACCACTACCACTACCAGTTTTTATAGTAACTGTCTGCCCTGTAGCATTTATTACCGTGTATAACTTACTAGCAGTAGGTACTACAACTGTGCCCGCACCACTAAGTTGGGTACTGGTATCAGGTCTAGACTACAGCGTATGGCTGCCACTGGGGTATCTGAAGGCACGCAGGAAGCAACAGCTGCTATCTTA